TTCTCTAACGTCTAAATCTTGTAGCCGCTTTCTCTCTGCGTCTGCCACTCTCTGGCGCATCTCTTGTTCTTGAGCTTTCTTTGCCGCTGCATCTGTTACTCTCTGGGCTGCTTTTTCCTCTAACCTTTTTGCATTTGCGGCTGCGTCTGCCACTCTCTGGCGCATCTCTTGTTCTTGAGCTGCCTTTGCCTTTGCATCTGCATCTGCATCAGGAACGGTAGAGCCATCAGGGTCTTCAGCAACAGCGCGAGCAATAGAGCCATCAGGGTCTTGCTCAACAGCGCGTAACACTGAGGGAGGGGGATTGTCTACCCGGTCTTGAACAACCGAACGAAGATGTTCAGGCACATCCTTTATTTTCATCTGCCCAGTAATAATTAAAAAAGCCGTTGCGTTCCAGGCATGTTGCGCCCCAGACAGAACAACAACTCCAGGGTCGAAGGAAGGTCGTGTATTGTCAAAAGGATCCCCCCCTCTTCTGGAAGCAAACTCAGGGGAGGAGTCGTATGGACCTTGACTCCGATTCCCTCCGCCCGGCTCATAGTCAGGGCCTGTTTTTGGGAAAATGACTGCACCTATGTTGTTTATTTTCCGAAAGAAGTTATCTAGTTTCTCCCCCACGCTTAGATTCCCCCTACAACAATTTTTTCTATAATATCAGCCATTGACATTTAACATTTCCGCCTTGCCTATTGATTTATTTTCTGCTAAAGCAGCCTGTAGTTTACTACTCAGATGAGCATTTCGGTAGGTTTTTACACCTTTCTCGGCATAAGATCTAAACATTAGCCAACCTCCACAACAATAGAACCATTAGCTATTACCTGCACATCCCCTACAGAAGCGGTAGCCAGCAGCGTATGAGCGGGATAAGAGATGGTCTTAAAGGAATCTCCAGAGAATACTTGTAGCTTTTGCAGGCTAGTATTCCAGATAACATCACCGTCCCTAAACTTAGACTCATCAATAACTGTTTGATTAAACTGAGGAGTATTATCAACATCAACAGCATTGAGGTTAAGCTCAAGCACCCTTATGGTACGGTTGAAAATATCAGATGTTACATTTTCTTCTGTTGATATAGGCAACCGTGTTTGTAGTATTTTGGCCATTATCTTTTGCCATTAGGCTGCACATCCAGCCTTGTTATCCCAAGCTTAAAGCCTACGCCTGCACCACTGGACTGATACCTTAAAGCAGCCTGTCGCCCTCTGGCCCTCATATCTATCTTGGTGGTGCTGCCAGTAAAAGAAGTAGTTTGCTCTGTCGCTAAAGAATCTCCTGGATAGTTTCTTACTTTTAAAACAGCATCTATAGCCTGGCTACTACCGCCGGTTCCATTGAAATCAATATCTGGAATCATTCGCCTAACGAACTGGAAGTCTTCCCCATTGCCTATATCAAAGTCTCCTGACTGAATGTATACAGACTCCATCGGAGATCCATCATCATCATTGCCTACCTCATGGCTATACAAATAAGCTGTAGAAGAGTCTTTCCCTGCAGCAATAGGACTAACCGATATACCTTCATCTAACCAGGCTGTTCTAGACATTTGTCCTATAGCCCAACTATTTTCCACATAGTTGTATGTAACATAACGATCAATAACTGTAGATGATGAAGAGCAATAGAACCAACCAACCTCATCAAACTCTTTGTTTAAAAATGCAAAGAATTGATATGCCTGTGATTGATTAAAGTCATCGTAAACATAAGACTTAACTGTGCATTTTATATTTTTAACTGTGCCTGTGTATCCATAGAATCCCTTTCTATCCATCCAGAATATTCCGGCAGGTGTGTTAACAGCGCAGTTGGGACCAATTAAAGTAACACCTTCGTTAATTAGATTTAGACCAAAGGTAAGAGGCGTTCCAATAAACTGCAAGCTATACAACGCTACGTCAGTCCATATTAAAGTTTCTTGTCTTGCTCTCAAGCCGCCAACTATTTCAGATCCGGCAGAACACCTGAGAGATCCTGCAGTATTCGTTGATTTAGGCTCCCATTCAGCAGCATTCTCTTGATCAGAAAAAGCAATTAACAAAGGATCTATACTGCCTGTCCTTAACCCTGTGGTGTTTGATATTGGATCTGCACCAAGAACAAGAACGTGCCTGTCTACATCTGAGACAATCACTTGCAACCCTTTAGTCGGAGTTAGGTTAGCTCCAGAAAGGCTACTTAACGGAACAGCTCTAGCAGATAATCCGTCACTATTATCCCAGTAGTAAATACTTCCAGCCCTGGGGTTTGCAATCAGGTCTTCTCCAAAGTTATCCATAGACCAAAGTCTAAGCTGGTTATTTGCACCTAAAGAAGATGTTGAGCCCCACGTTGAGTCACCCCAAGCGTCTACGCTCCAACCAGTACCCGCAACAAATACGTCAAGACCCGTAGTGATTTCATATTTTCCTACCGTTGAACCCCCGCCATTACCAGTGTCACTAGAGTTTGCAGTTACAGAGTTTCCGCTGGCATCAGTTGCTAATACTGTGTAAGCATTTACGCTAACAATAGAAGCTATCTGATAATTATGATTAAGAACGGCGACATTGATAACGCCACCTAAACTAGCCGCTCCAGAAAAGGTAACAAAATCGTTTACAGCAGCGCCATGAGAAGTATCGGTTACTGTAACAATATTCGACCCAACTCCACCGTCAGCAAAAGTTACATCACCTGCTGCTGTAGTAGATCTTAATGGAGTAACGTCATTAAAGGTTGCTCCTTCTTGGATATATAACTTAAACCTAGTGCCAAGCCCCAGCAACTTTGTGCCTGCTAGATTAACCCAGTTGTGTAGTTTTCTTCCGGTCCCTTCATAAGAGGCTAGGCTATACTTTTCCCATCCTCCTATTTTTTCAGCATAGCCTTTATTAAACCTGACCAGATTGCCATCAAACCATCCGCCTTCCGCAGCATAGCTTGTGCTTTCCTTGTTTATACCCGGCTTAAAATTTACTGGCTGTAATGGCATCTTAATCTCCTATTGCTAGGACTCGGTCCGATAATCGTTCAGCCCGTTCAGGCGTTTGACTCGCCCAACGCGAATCCAGCATTTCTTCTGAGGCCCTTTGCCATTGATAATCTTCGATGGCAGTTTTGAAATTTTTAAATTTGCTTAGGCCACCTTGCCCAAGCTGGAAACACATGTTAACCAGGACATGTTGCATTTCCTGGGGGAGTTCTTCCCAGTTATCATAAATCTTCTGACACCCACCAATCGAAATCTGGACATCCTCTTGGAACAGTGCGTAGCACCTATCCTCTGAGATGCGCTGGTCATCAGTAACATCAGCACCAATCCCATAAATGTGCAAGTCATTTTCTACATCCGTGCCAAGAACCTTATGGCCTATCCCGACTGTTTTGTGGTGTTCACTACACAAATAAGCATGGAGTACCTTACCTTCATCGGCAGATATTTCTTCATACACTTGTTTAACATCTACACTCATTTATTTTTCCCTGCAAAAACTTGGCTTCCAAAAAATACGCTGACCACGCCCCCTGTTGCGAGAAAATACATATTTGCCATGTCTGAGAGCAAGACAGCGGCATCATTCATCCCTAAGAACGAGCAAATAGCTACACCAGATGGGTATAAAAGCATACCGCATAGAGCAAACCAAACCATACCGCGTTGGGCGTCTGCTTTTTCGTGCGCTGCCTCTAGCTGCTGGAGTCGCGCTGCTGTTTCAAGCTCCTCATCTGAAACTATACCATCACCATCTGCATCGTATTTTGCGTATTCACTACCTGGCTCTAGTTGTTTCGGGGTCATATTTCCCTTTGTGGCTTTTCTATTTTTAAATAATTTTTTACAAAGTGGTCTTTGATGTAGCTTTTTGGTTTACCAAATTTTAATAATTTGTTATGTCGCCGCATCAGCGGAGGAACCATCGGGACAATATCCTTCCCATACCTGTACTGAGTTACAATTATCCCATCTAAAATCTTGAGCCGCCCACATCGAGGAGCGCCGAAGGTTACAATTTGTGCGGGTGGGATTTCATCTCTCACCATTAACGCACCAGTAATAAGAGCTACCGCACCTCCCAGACTATGCCCTGTTAATTCTATTTTCTTGTAGTCAATGTCCTGTTCCAGGCACATTGATGTAACTTTGTTGACGAGCCGTCTACTTGCCTTGAGAAACCCAGCAGGACACCAGCCTAACTCTCGCGTCCAAAGGGGAAGGATGCGCATGTCTCGTATTGCGTCTTTGGGTTCATCTGTACCTCGGAAGGCAAACACGTTACCCTTTACAAGTACCTCAATATTAGCCTCTTCAAAGGTGCTTTTTTGATAGCTCTCTCCGCAAATTCGGGCTAGTTTCTGATGACTAATCATTGTCGATAGCCCTTTCCGCTGGATCACGCTCACAATCTACATGGTCAGAGCTGCGCTTTATCTTAAAGGCACCATTTAAGAAAGGCACTGTGTTAGGTACTTCAAAGCTGTACTCCCTGGTCCCACATACTTGTAGAGATGAGCACCCAGAAATAAATAAAAGGCTAATCAAAAGTAAGTGTCTCATAAAACTCCTTATAATTAGAGGTATTTAGCTAAAAAAACAGAGGCCAGGATAAACGGGTAAACTCCCCAAATAGACATTTCCATCCTATCCATGCGTTGGGAGCCACGTTCTAGCCGCTCCTCAATAGCTTTAAATCGAAGCGCACATTCCTTCTCATGCGTTTCAATCTTGGCTAGTGCGTCCTTAGCCATTACTCCTTCGCCTTACCGACATTGATCGCCAGAAGATCGACTATCTTGTACGCCTTCGCAAGCATTGAATCATCTTTCGGCGTAGGAGTCACAGCAGCAATTGCACTACATGACGCAATTAAAGCCGTGAGAATATTTATAATTTCTATGATCTGATCCATGCTGATGTCCTATTATTCAGTGTCGTTGAGGGGGTTTTCAAGTATTGTCATAATCTTTTCTTCTAAGTCTTTTCTTAGCTCTCTAGTCTCTGCATCCATTTCTTTGAAGCGGGTATTCATCCCACGCTCCATAGCATACACATCATTTCTAATTTCTCTTTGTGTGTCTGCTGATGTCTTTTCAGTAGCTCTTGCTAAGTCCATTACTTCACTAGTTTCATCTCTTACTATATTAATATCCCCTTTGGCTGTATTAATATCTTCTCTTGCTGCGTTAATATCTTCTCTTAAATTAGTTCTAATAATTTCTGTTAATTCTGTTAGTCTGACAAGTTCTGCTTGTATTGCTTCTGGCTTTAAACCAGCTAATGCCTCTTCAGCAACAAGTAGCCTATTATACAACTCAAAACCTCCCCATAGACCACCGATTAGTGTACCTAATAACGGAAGTATAAACAGCATCTTACTGCCGCTCATCTTTATTCCTTCATACTCTACTTCTGCCATTTCCCTCCCTGTTATTCCGTACTACCTATTATATTGGCTGTGTATCATTTCCTGTAGTTTTTCTTGAGTTCTTCCCGCCATCCTATAAAAACCTACTACATTATCAACAGTCTTCTGTCCTTTATATACTTGCGAACTATCGTACCAACTTTGTTTATCGGCTAATTGTGTCTGTGAGGTGTACTCGCTAAACCCTGAAGAATACCCAATATACGAAACAACAATAGTTTGGTCGCCGTAATCATTAGTGTTCTCGTTGTCTTGCTGCAATTTGTTTAATTCTGTTTGTAAGTTTGTTGCTATAACAGTTGAACTAACAGAATCCGCTAAACTTTCTACTGCGCTTGATTGTCGTTGCTCTTGGAACGTAGGTGCTTCAACTTCAAACTTAGCAAAGTCTGGTGCTGCGTTACTTAAAAATTGTCCTATTGATTGTCCTGTTCCCAAAGCATCATCAAACGAACTTTCAAAGTTTTGATCAGCTACTGTAAAGTTAGAGCCATCATCAAATGTTAATTCCTGCTGTTCTTCTTGTGCTTCTTGTTGTTGTTCAGCAACTTCAAAAGCAGTTACCGCAGGGCCGGAATCAACTATCTCTGCTACCTGGATCTGCACTTGTCCTGTTGATTGTTCTTGTTGTTCTACTACAAAAGTATTGCCTGTGGATTGCGTTATTTGTTCTTGTTGAGAACTTGTAGCCGCAACACTACTACCACTTGAGTAAGAGTTTGAATCAAAACTACTGCCTGTTGAGCTACCTGATCCATCGTCTAATTGTTCTTGTAAGACTTCAGCAACTGTTACTTGCTCTTCTTGTGTGCCTCCAAAATCTATTGCCGCCACAACTGCTTGTGTACTGCTGGAGCTTGAATCCTGTACTACTGATTGTTGTATTGGTTGTTGTTCTTGTTGAACCATTACTGTAAATGTTTGTTCTGTGCTAGTTACAATAGTTGCTGGACTTGTACTAGAAGCCACAAATCTTGTACTTTTATTTTCTTCTATTTTTTCTTCTTTAAAAAACTCTTCCTCATCTTCTTCGTTAATCAGTTCTTCTAACTCATCTTCGTCTATTAAATCTTCAAAAGCCTTGTCGTCTTTTAAATAAATTTCTTCTTCGCGTTCAATCTCTTCTAACTTTTCTTCATGTATTTCATTTTCTTCAACAGGCTCCCACTCTTCTTCAACAAATATTTCGACACCTATTGTTTCTTCTAATATGTAGATCTCTTGATCTATAAGGTTTTGGGCCAGCAGTGGTCTTTCTTGTATAACCTCTGCTTCGTAAAATTCTTCTTCGTATAGTTCTTCCAAGGGAGTTTCTGCTAAAAATACTTCCTCAGAAAACTCTATATCCTCCCCTACAGGTTCAAATTCTTCTATTTCGTATGCGTACAAATCCTCTTCAGC